GTAAAACTAAATGGCAAGGAACAGGTAGTCATGAAGCTGATGCAGATCACATTCATCGGGGCGTTGCCACCGGGAAAGGTAGCATATCACAAGAATGGGATCATCACAGACGATGCACTAAACAACATTGGTATCACTACAAGGAGCGAACTTGGCAGATTGACTGGAAGGAGCAACGGGTGTGAGATGTCGGTTGTGAAGATCAGTCCAGAGGGAGAAATTGTTGATTTTTACAGATCAGTCAGGGAAGCAGGTAGGAAGAATCACATGTCATATCAGACGATATTAGATAGGATCAGTGGAAAGGTAAAAAGTTTATATGCGCCGGATGGGTATGTGTACTGCAAGGACAATGCCTGGGCGATCAATAAGGCGGTTCGGAAGATAGAACTGGATAGAAAAGAAGAATGCGGTGTTGATTTTATACCAGCACCGGAAGTGGTATTTGATTTTTAGAATAGCGATAGCGAAAGGAGACGGAGCTCCGGCCGGGCAAAGATATATCAGCTCCTTTTGAAGATGGATTACATAGAATTTTTGAAGAAAAAAATTGAACTTGCTGTAGATAGTGGGTTTGAAGTAGATAAAGCAAGAATTAATCAAGCATTAAAACCACACCAGGCAGATGCAGTAGCATGGGCGCTTAAAGGTGGCAGGCGTGCACTGTTTGAATCATTTGGACTTGGAAAGACTGTGCAGGAAATAGAATTCTGCCACCTGGCAGCAGTGCATGAGGGGGGAAAAGCTTTGATTGTGCTGCCATTGGGAGTAAAGCAAGAGTTCACACAAGATGCAGTAAACATTCTTGGCTATGAAAGACCGAAATATGTACGGACTATGCAGGAAGTAAAAGAAGCAAAAGAACAGATTCTTCTGACAAATTATGAAAGAGTCCGAGATGGAGATATAGATCCATCATATTTTGCAGCAACATCATTGGACGAGGCAAGTGTACTCCGATCGTTTGGTAGTAAGACATATCAGACGTTTTTGGACAAATTCAAGAATGTGAAATATAAGTTGGTTGCAACAGCCACGCCATCGCCGAATAGATACAAGGAGTTAATACACTACGCTGGCTATTTGGAAGTGATGGACACCGGACAGGCTCTCACAAGATTTTTTCAAAGAGACAGCACAAAAGCGAACAACCTAAAATTATATCCAAACATGGAAGATGAATTTTGGTTATGGGTGAGTTCCTGGGCGTTATTCATCACAAAACCGTCAGATCTCAATCCGGAATATTCTGACGAGGGATATAATCTCCCAGATCTAAAAGTGAACTGGCATGAATTACCGATTGAGTACGGAGATGCTGTTGAAAAAGACGGTCAGATAGCATTATTCAATGAAGCGGCAGCAGGATTAAAAGAAGCAGCATAGGTAAAAAGAGAAAGCATCGAGCAAAGGGTCCAAACCATGAAAAAGATAGTTGAAGACTCACCGGAAGACCACTTTGTGCTATGGCACGACCTAGAGTCAGAACGACACGCAATAAAAAAGGCACTTCCGGAAGTGGTAGATATCTACGGATCTATGGACTATGAAACACGCGAGAATAGAGTTATAAATTTTTCACAGGGAAAAACAAGACTTTTTGCGACAAAGAAATCTATTTCCGGTTCTGGCTGCAACTTCCAGAGATATTGTCACAGAGAGATATTCTTAGGGATAGATTATGAGTTCAATGATTTTATCCAGGCAATTCACAGATGTTATAGATTTCTACAAAAAGAACCGGTGCAGATAGACATCATATACATGGAAAACGAAAGAGAAATTAAGGACGCGCTCATGGAAAAGTGGGAAAATCATGACCACATGGTAGAAAAGATGATTGAAATTGTAAAAAAATACGGATTATCCTCTGCAAATATTGAGAAGCGTCTGGAAAGGAAAATGGGTGTAGAAACGGTGAGAGTTGAAGGTAAAAATTACACAGCAGTTCATGATGACTGTGTGGAAGAGACAAGAAGAATGGAAACAAACAGTATTGATCTGATTCATACCTCCATTCCATTCGGAAATCATTATGAGTACAGCGCAAATTATAATGATTTTGGACATAACAAAAATACAGAAAAATTCTTTGAGCAGATGGACTTCTTGACGCCGGAGCTTCTGAGAATACTAAAGCCGGGACGGGTGGCAGCAGTCCACGTAAAAGACAGAGTGCTATTTGGGAATGCTACAGGTACAGGAATGCCAACTATTGAACCATTTCACGCATTATGCATTGAACACTATATAAAACATGGCTTTCAGTATTTCGGAATGATTACAGTCATTACAGATGTTGTGAGAGAAAATAATCAGACTTATCGCCTAGGGTGGACGGAACAATGTAAAGACGGTTCCAAGATGGGAGTGGGTTGTCCAGAATACATTTTATTATTCCGAAAACTCCCAACAGATCATTCAACGGCTTATGCAGATACTCCGGTGAAAAAGAGTAAGGAAGAGTACACAAGAGCACGCTGGCAGATAGATGCACACGGCTACTGGAGGTCATCAGGCGACCGCCTGATCAGCAAAGAAGAACTGAAAGACATTTCCGTAGACAACCTGCAAGCAATGTATAGAAAATACTCCAGAGAATCTGTATACAGTTATGAAGAACACGTAAAGCTTGCGGAAGAGCTGGATAAAAACGGAAAACTTCCAGC